GGTAGTTTTAAAACTATAACAGGTGGCTCTGTAAATTTAGGGCCATGTAGAGTAACTTATATTCAAGCTGCGGGAGTAGCTAGTTCTACAGTTAAACTACATGATGGATCAGATGATACAGGTTCTTTAGAACTTCAAACAAGTTTTGGAACAGAAGGTTGTGATATTTTTGTTCCCGGCTCTGGCATAAGATTTAAAAATGGAGTGTATTTAGATTTAACTAATACAACTTCTGTAACAATAGGATACACAGGATAATGAAATCAGACGTAAAAGCAGTTAGAAAAACATCAACAGGTTCAGTCTTCGGAGGAAGAACTAGATTAAGAGGAATTATTTTAGCTTCTTCTGGATCAGCAGGTTCAGTAACTTTACAAGACGGTAATTCTGTTACACAATTTCAAGTAGATGTTCCAGCTGGAGACGTGTTTTCATATAATTTAGCAGAAGATGGTATTGTGTTTGAAGGTGGTATGACTATATCAGCAATTTCAAATTCGACTGTAACAATTATATTAGACAAGTAAGGAGATTAAATGGCTAACACTACTTCAGGAACGACAACGTTCGACAAAACATTTGCAATTGATGAAATCATAGAAGAAGCCTATGAAAGAATTGGATTGCAAAGTGTTTCTGGTAATCAGTTACGCCAAGCAAGAAGATCTCTTAATATTATGTTTCAAGAGTGGGGTAATAGAGGACTTCACTATTGGGAAGTAGCAAACAACTCAATTACATTAGTTAGTGGTCAAGCAGAATACACAATGTTTAGATCCACAGGTGATGGCACTTCTAGCACTACAGCTATATATGGCGTAGATGATGTATTAGAGGCTGTTTACAGAAACTCTTCAAGTGTTGATTCACCTCTTACAAAAATAAATAGATCTACATATCAAGGTCTTTCTAACAAGACATCAACAGGAACACCTTCACAATATTTTGTACAAAGATTTATAGACAAAGTTACAATCACTTTATATTTAACACCAGGTTCATCAGAAGCTGGTAATTTTATTAATTATTATTATGTAAAAAGAATTCAAGATGTTGGTAATTATACTAATGCAACAGATGTTCCATATAGATTCGTTCCATGTATGGCGTCAGGTTTAGCTTATTATTTATCACAAAAATTTAAACCAGAATTAACTCAACAGATGAAACTATTATATGAAGACGAATTACAAAGAGCATTAGCTGAAGATGGTTCTTCATCAAGTTCATACATAACCCCAAAAACTTATTATCCAAATGTCTAATTTTTCAAAAGGTAAACACGCACAATTTATATCAGATCGATCTGGTATGGCTTTTCCTTATAAAGAAATGGTCAAAGAATGGAATGGTTCTAGAGTTCATACTTCTGAGTTTGAACCTAAACAACCACAATTACAACCTAAGCCACATGGAGCTGATCCCCAAGGTTTACCAATGGCAAAACCTGATAGAACAGAGCCAGCTACAGAAAATATGTTATCGGGAAATCCATTTAATATTACATCTGGAAGCACTACAATTACTGTTACAGAGCTTAGTCATGGCAGAACTACAGGAAATACTGTTGTATTTAGAAACGTAGATGGATCACCAGGTGGATTAGCTTATACAGTATTTGAAAATTCATCAGGATTTAGTATAACTGTAACAGGAACAGATAATTATACGTTTACATTAGGGTCAACCCCTACTGTAACGGAAAGAGCAGGAGGAATGTTTGTAACGGCAGGGCCGGTAACATTAACACCATAATGGCAGGAATAAGTTATAGCACATTAATTACACAAATTAGAAACTACACAGAAGTAGATTCTAATGTTTTAACTGCAGATCAATTAGAGAATATTATTTTAAACGCACAATATAGAATTATGCGTGATGCTCCTATTGATGCTGACAGAAAACAACAATCAGGAAATATGGTTACAGGTCAAGAAACAATAAATGCTCCGGGAGGATGTTTATTTATTAGAGGTATACAAGTGTATGACTCAACTTCAGCTATAACAGGTAATAATAGATGGTTAGAAAAGAAAGATGTTACATATCTACAAGAATATGTTCCATCTACAGAAAGTTCTTCTAGAGCACAGCCTAAGTATTATGCCATGTTTGGAGGAGCTACGGGAGACGGTGATACAAATTCAGGCAGAATAATGTTTGGTCCTGTGCCTGACACTACATACAAATTTAGGGTTCATTTCAACAAAATGCCAGCTACTTTGGCCTCAGATAATACTACTAATTATATCAGTCTAAATTTCCCGAACGGCTTATTATATTGCTGTTTGGCGGAAACATTTGCTTTCTTAAAAGGTCCACAAGATATGTTGACACTATATGAAAATAAGTATAAACAAGAACTAGATAAGTTTGGTGTAGAACAACTCGGCAGAAGAAGAAGAGATGACTACACTGATGGTGCTGTTAGAATAACGATACCATCAACAAACCCGTAAAAATTAGGAGTTAAATTATGGCAATAACATCAGCAATTTGTACAAGTTTCAAAGTAGAAATTTTGAAAGCTGTACACAACTTTACAGCATCATCAGGGAACACATTTAATCTAGCGTTATACACATCTTCAGCATCATTAGGCGCAGCTACTACAGCATACACAACTTCAGAAGAAGTTTCTGGATCTGGATACACTGCAAAAGGAAATGCACTTACAAGCGTAACTCCAGTTGCATCAAGCACAACTGCAGTTTGTGATTTCGCAGATACAAGTTTTACATCAGCTTCTTTCACAGCAAGAGGATGTATGATCTTTAATGATTCAGCATCAGGTGATCCATCAGTTTGTGTAATAGATTTTGGAAGTGATAAAACTGTAACAAGTGGAACTTTCACAATTCAATTTCCAACAGCAGACGCATCAAACGCGATCATCAGAATAGCGTAAGGGGGGTTAACGGATGTCCGTTACTCGAACTTTTACAGTAACGGTTGTCAGTACCGACTCCGGCAATAAATATGTTATTGATGGTGTACAACAAGCTACAATTAATTTAGCTGAAGGTTACATCTATAAATTTGATCAATCAGATTCATCAAATAGTTCACACCCTTTAAGATTTGCAACAGCAGAAGACGCTGCAGGAGGATCTCAATATACAACTGGTGTAACCGCAAGTGGAACGCCAGGGTCATCTGGAGCCTATACACAAATTACAGTCGCAAGTTCTGCTCCAAATTTATATTATTATTGTACAAACCACGGAGGTATGGGTGGTCAAGCAAATACTCCAACTTCAAATACTTGGAGTATGTTAACTTGGGATCAAAACTCTTGGGGTGCTCAAGATACAGCTAATGTTTTTCCTACAGGACTTTCAGCAACTTCATCCGTTGGTGATGGAACTAATATGGCAGTACCACAACAAGGATGGGGTGGTAAATCTTGGAGTAATAACGAATGGGGTGAATTACCTGATAATACTGCTGTACTTACAGGTTTTGGATTAACAGCATCATTAAATGCAGATGGATTATTATCTTTTCAATCAAATGGTTGGGGTAGAAATACTTGGAATTCAGGACCTTTTGGTGAAAGTTTTAACCCTGTAGTAAATTTAACTGGATTTGGTTTAACATCTTCTGTTGGTGACGGAACTAACATGGGAGTGCCTCAAACAGGATGGGGTGGTCAAGAATGGAGCGTAGGAGAATGGGGCGCAGTAAATGATCAAGGTGTAGAATTAACAGGTCTGTCAATGACATCAAGTGTTGGTGCATTAACAGAAGTATACAATGAAACTGGTTGGGGTCGTGATGGTTGGAGTGAAGAAGCTTGGGGTGAATCAAACGATGCACATGCAGAATTAACAGGTTTTGAATTACAAAGTGATTTAGGTAGCAACGCGTGGGGATCTAAAGGTTGGAACAATAATTCTTGGGGTCTATTTGCATTAGATGATGTTGCAAGTGTTATGGGACCAACGGGAGTTTCTTCTACAGGTTCTGTTGGAACTTTAGGATTTCAAATTGATGCTACATTTAGTTTAACAGGAGTTTCTGCAACTTCTTCTTTAGGATCAGTTGATGCAGCAGACGTAATATCACCAACAGGTCAATCAGCAACTTCTTCTGTAGGATCAGTAGTTATTGAAACAGCTTATGATATAACTGGTCTTTCTGCTACTGTTTCTTTAGGTGGAACAGATGAAAATTCAAACCCTATAGTAATACCAACTGGAGTCTCAATGACTTCTGGTTTAGGTTCTTTATCACCTGCTGATATTATGGGCTTGACAGGGTTGTCTGCAACATTTAGTATAGGTACAATAACAGTTGACACAAGTTTAGATTTATCGTTAACTGGACAATCGGCAACGTCAAATGTAGCTGCTTTTGGAACCTCTGATGGCTTTGGAATTCAAGCTTATCAAAGTATTGACACAGGTTCTAATACAAGTTATACAGATGTTGCTTAAGCAAATTAGGAGATAAAACATGGCTTCAACATACACACCTTTAGGGGTAGAACTTCAGGCAACCGGTGAAAACGCGGGAACGTGGGGAACAAAAACAAACACAAATTTAAGTATCATTGAACAAATATCAGGTGGATATTCAGCACAATCAATTGCAGGTGGTGCACAGACTACAGATTTAACAGTATCTGATGGATCAACTGGAGCAGTTATGTCTCACAGAATGATTGAGTTCACAGGTACAATTACAGGAAACCAAATCGTAACAATTCCTTTAGATGCACAAACATTTTATTTTTTAAGAAACTCAACATCAGGTGCATACACAGTACAATTTAAATATATAACTGGATCAGGAAGTACTTTTACTTTCTCAGCAACAAACAAAGGCGACGCTTTAGTTTTTGCTTCTGCAGACGATGGAACTAACCCAAAAATTTTAACTATTGACACAGGTATTAAAAATGTAGTTGAAGATACAACACCTCAATTAGGTGGTAATTTAGACACAAATTCACAAAACATTTTAATTGATGATGCACACTTTATTGCTGATGAAAGTGGAAACGAACAAGTTATATTTCAAACAACAGCTTCAGCAGTAAACGAATTAGAAATTACAAACGCGGCAACAGGTAATGGTCCAATTCTTGGATCAAGTGGAGAAACAAATGTTGATCTTAACATCACTCCAAAAGGAACTGGAAGAGTAGTTTTAGGCGCTGGTGCTATTCAAAACTTAACTGAAAAAGCTACAGTATCTGCAACAGCAGCAACTGGAACAATTAACTATGATGTTAGAACACAAGCAGTTTTATACTACACATCTGCATCTACTGGTAATTTTACAATTAATCTTAGAGGCGATGGTTCAACTACATTAAACAATATTATGGATACAGGTGAGTCTCTTACTGTTGCTTTCTTAGCAACAAATACAGGAACACCATACTATCAATCGGCTTTTCAAATCGATGGATCAAGCGTGACACCAGAGTATCAAGGTGGCTCAGCACCAGATGCAGGTAATGCTAACTCGGTTGATGTGTATACATATACAGTATTTAAAACTGGAGATGCTGCGTTTACAGCGCTTGCTTCTCAAACACAGTTTGCATAATAGGAGGAATATAGAAAGATGCCTTTAATTGGAACATTCGGCGCTGCAGCCGTAAAAGGATTTGGACAAACCAGAGGTGGTGGAACACCTTATAACGTTCAATATTTAATTGTCGGCGGAGGTGCTGGAGCTGGAGAAGGCTACGGCGGAGGCGGCGGAGGAGCTGGCGGTTTTCGTCAAGTTGGTTCTAAAAACTTCGAAGTTGTTACAAATACAAATTATACAATTACAGTTGGAATTGGAGGAGTTTCAAATAATGCTCCAGGAACTCCAACTTATCCGGCAAGCGGAAATGCACTACCAGGAGGAGATTCAATATTTCCTGGTGAAGCAGCAACTATTACATCAACTGGTGGAGGTTACGGCGGTAATGACGGTGGAGGACCATCTTCTGTAATCGCCGATGGTGGCGATGGCGGATCAGGCGGCGGAGGATCTTCTCCGTGGCAATCAAATATTAATAATGACGGTGGTGCTGGAAACACACCTCCAGTAAGTCCATCTCAAGGAAATGGCGGTGGAACTTCTACAAATCAAGGTATCCCTAACCGAGGAGCCGGTGGTGGCGGCGGTGGCGCTGGCGGAGCTGGCACAAACGCACCTACAAGTGGAGGTGGTCCAGGAGGCAGTGGAACTGCTGATTCAATTTCAGGTTCTTCAATCACTTACGCTGGTGGCGGCGGTGGTGGCGGAATGGGACCAGGAACTGGACGTGGATCCGGTGGCTCAGGCGGCGGTGGAAATGGCGGAGCGCAAGTTCCGACAGTACCAGGAACTTCTGGAACAGATGGTTTAGGAGGAGGCTCAGGTGGAGGATTCTACAGTGCACCTAATGCAAATATCAGAGGTGGTAACGGAGTTGTAGTTATTAGAAGAGTTACAGCAGATTCAGATTCTGCATCAGGCGGAACAGTTACAACTGATGGTTCAGACACTATTCACACATTTAACGCTTCAGGGACGTACACAGGATAATGGCTCAAAGATACGCAAAATTAGACGAAAACAATATCGTAATAGGAGAGATTTTATTAGACGATAGCGCATGTGGTTCTTCAGAAGCAGAGGCAGTTGTTAATTTACAAAAAATGTATGGTTGGCAATTTTGGAAAAGAACTTACTTAGGAACTGAAGAAGGTGCAACAAATCCAAGAAAAAATTATGGTTCTTTAGGTTTTGTTTATGATGAAAGCGAAGATGCTTTTAAACCTGTATCTGCTCCATACGCAAGTTGGACAA